CACAGACAATCAAAAGCCGTCGATACAAGATGGTGCATCTCGCGACATTGCTCATGCCATCAGGTCCCGAAGACGTGACCACGGAGCAGATCGTGCAGGCGTTCGCACGGCAGCAATGGAAACCCGAGACGCGCAAAGCGTACAGGAACACCATATCGTCGTTCTTCCGATGGCTGCATAAAAGCGGCAGACGGTCGGATGATCCGAGTCTGGACGTGCCAAGGGTGAAGAAGCCGCACGCGCATCCCAGACCATGCCCGGACCGTTACATCGCTGCGGCGATGAAGATGGCCACGACGTCGGAAAGACTCATGATCCGGCTGGGCGCGGAGTGCGGACTGCGGCGTGGCGAGATTGCGCGGGTTCACAGCGATGACGTGGTGGCAGACAGCGCCGGCCGGTCATTGATCGTGCGCGGCAAAGGCGACAAGCAGCGCATAGTGCCGTTGCCGGACGATCTGGCCGGCATCATCATGGACGCGCGGGGCTACCTGTTCCCTGGCCGGTTCGGCGGCCACGTCGAGGAGTCCTATATCGGGGACCACATCAGCCGCCTGCTGCCGGACGGGTACGCCGCGCACACGTTGCGGCACCGTTTTGCCACCACGGCATACGCCGCCACACACGACCTGTTCGTGGTCGCGGAACTGCTCGGCCATGAATCGGTTGAGACCACGGAGCATTACGTGGCGATGCCGGACGGCCGTCTGAGAGAAGCCATGGCGGCCGTCCGTCTTATTTAGGCCGCGTGACGTGCCGATAGCCTCGCCTTTTTGACGCGAGCCTTCGTGGTCACGTCGTTGTCCTTCCAGTAGCACCAGATGGCGCTGCCGGCTGTCCATGCGAGGCTCACGAGCTGCGTGATGGTCGTGTCATCGATGTTGAGCACCGGATGGCCGAACATGGTCAGTGCCTGGTTGACAAGCGCAAGGAGCAGCACGAGGAATCTGGATATTGTGCCGCCGTCGATTCTCGGCGTCGATGCCTCGGCGTCGTCATCGGTGGCGGCCATGATCTGCGCCGAGACTGGCATTGCGTCATATTCCGTTGTGTTGGCCGTCGGTAGTCGGTTTTCCGTGGTGTCGGTCATTTCGTGGTCCCTTCAAGCTTGCTGATTTTTTCGGACAGTTCGCTGATCTGCTTCTGCTGCGTCTCGATGGTTTTGGTGAGCTGTTTCAGCATTCCGGGGATCTCGAAGCAGATTGTGTTGTAGATGTTGCCGCCCGGTGCTGAGCCCTTGTAGCTGTATTGCATGATGCTGTCACGGACACGCTGCGGCAGCTCGTAGGCGAGCAGGTTGTACATGTTGCCGCCCGGTGTGGCGTTCTTCCCGTTGGGCTTGTAGGCCCAGTTCCATACTTCGTCTCCTGCGTTTGGCATGGAGCCTCCTTCGAGTATCTGATTTGCTTTGTCGATGATCTGCCGGTAGGGCAGGCCGTTGGGTGCGAGGTCTGGGCAGGCGAGGTGGTCTGTGCCTGGGATCTCCCGGTGTAGCCATACGTTGCCTTTCAGCCCGTCGTGCCACAGTTTCGTCCACCCGTACCTGCGCGCGATGTCGGCGCAGAGGCGCGCGCTTGCGTCGATGCACTCCTGGGTGCAGACCGCGCCGTTGGACATTCCTCCCTCATGCTCGATGCTGATGGTCGAATTGTTAGACGCGTAGTTCGCGTCGGAATAACTGCCGTCGAGTTCCGACACGTATTGGTGGATCTCTCCGGTCGCGCCGATGCCGTAGTGGGCCGAGGCGCGGCTTGACTGGTTGGCGAACGTGGAATCGGTGCCGGCTAGGTATCCGACCATGATGTGCAAAGTGATGTGGGTGACGCCGTAGCCGTTGCGTCCCACGTAGTGGTTCGGGCTTCCTTTCCAGATGATGTCGCTCATGTTGGCTCCCTTTTAGTCGTTGAAAAGGTCTTCAGGTGGTTCCGGCGGTGGTGGTGGGGCACGGCGGTAGATGTGGTCGATGAGTTGCCGGTTCCATTGCCAGAGGCGTTGGTTGTCGGCCTGCATCTTCTGTGCGAGCCTGTAGGCTTCCATCTTGTTCTTCGCGGCGGCCGAGAGGGTGGAGACCAGTGCGCCGACTACCGCGCCGATAGCGCCGACGAGGGCGATGATGAGATCCGTCATGCGGCCGGCCACATCATGGTTGCATAACGACTGTCGGAGATTTGCGAGCCGCCGCGACGCGAGTAGATGATAAGTCCGGTGGGTTTGACGATGAATACACCGATTGAATTGTTGTTGGAGCACATCGGTGCGAAATTCAGTTCGAGCGGCGGTCGTGCTTCCTCGGGGAGCGTGCCGGGCATTTGGCTTTCGCTCCATCCTTTGTTGCCACTGTCTGAAATATTGACCGTGACGTAAACGAATCCATGTTTTATCATGTATTCGCATTTCCAGCCTGATTTGTTGACGAGCGTTGTTTTGGCTTTGTCATCGGCGGTGTACCAGTGTGCGTGATGCCAGCTGGTCCCGTCCCAGATGTACGGGCCGGTGTTGTCGCCGTCCGAGGTGACGAAGCCGGTCTGGCCGACCGTGGCTGTCTGTGCCTTCAGCGATTCGAGCGTGGTGGCGATCACAGGTGTCGCGCCGGCTGGGGTGGACCGCTGGTCGACCGCGTAAAGCGCCTGCTCGAACGTGCCGGCCATGGCCTTGAACGAGTCCGGCGCGGTTGACACAAGGTCGGAGCCTTCGGGATATGAGAGCCCGTAGATGGGTGTTGTTGCTGTCATTGTGTTCCTTCCTTTTCGGCGGTGGGTGAAGAAGTGTCGATGACCTGGATCATCGAGAGGTCGCAGATGTGCAGGTCGAGCTGCTGCCAGCTGAGGGTGGGCAGGTCGGCCCATGTAATCCGTTCCGTCAGCAGCGGCCGGAGCGCGGCCAGCGTCGCTTCCTGGGTGAGTGTGGGATTGCCCGCGCGCCACCGGTATGAGAGCGTCCCGCCGATGGTTGTGATGGGGCCGGTGAAGGCCGGTCGGCCGTCTGAGCCGGTCAGGGCCGACGCTTTGGCCTTGACGATGATGAATGGGCCGGATGGGCTTGCCTTGTACAGCCATGGCCGTCGTGCCGGGTCGATTCGTGTGCTGTTGAACGTCACTGTCTCCGGTACCATGCGCAGGTCGTGCGATTCGAGCCATTGCGCGATGTTGACGCGGTCCGTGTCGCTGACGTTCGAGGTGCCGCCGCTGTTCCATACGCCGCCCGAGTCGTCCACGGCGAGCATGTCGGAATCGACGGTGAGGCTCTTCTGCATGGCGGTCAATTGTGGTGGCAGACGGTCCTGGTCTCCCATCGTGATTTCCACGTCGTCGAAAGAGAGCTTGCCGTTGTCCGATTTGACGCGTTTCGCGTTGATGACGACCTGTGTCAAAGGTTCGGTGATGCTCAGATCCGTCGATGCCTCGATGTCGGCCGCCGAGAGCGCGTATCGTGTCTCTCCGTCGGTGAGGACGGTGAGTTGGCCATCGGTTGACAGATGCACGGCAATCGGGTCGGCGAGGAACAGCGGCCTGAGGGTGGATACCGAGCCGTCGTAGACTTCGTGCCATTGCGGGAGTCGTGGCCCGACGGTGAGCCGGTGCAGCAGGTCGAGCTGCGATGGGTGGTCGGATGACGTGTATGGTGCGACGCTTGACGGCAGGGCGAGCCCGTCCAGTTGGACTTCCGGCGCTCCCTGCGCCGAGGCCCTGCGGTTCATCTCCGCGAGGCGTGCGGATGGCGTGCCGATCCAGTGCGCGCCGTTCCATTTCGCGGCCGTGTCTGTCGGTCCTTGTGATTGCAGACGTTTCCATACGGCCATCCTCGATGTGGCGGAGAGTTTGAGCAGCCACCCGCCGTCGCTGGCCGGTTCGATGCTGCCGCCGGTGGACACGCTGCCGGCGAACATTGTTTCGGATGGCGAGTCTGGCGAGTCTGGCGAGTCTGGCGAATACGTCTTGTGGAGCGAGTCGATGGGGATGCGCAGATCGCGCCAGCCGCCCATCGCTGGCGTCAGGTCCATCCATCGAGGCTGGTTGGAGAATTGGACGACCACTTTCATTCCGGCCAACGTCAATGCCTGGCCTGCGAGCCGTCCGGTGCGGTCGCGGAGGGTGAACGACATCACGGCAGGTTCGGGCTGTTCGTCGATGCCGTCGCTTCCCCAGTCGATGACGAACGAGTCGAGGGCCGCGATGTCCTTGGCTGAGTCGTTGACGGGTGTCCAGCCGTTGCCTGTGTCGATGAACATGAAGCACTGCTGCATATCATGACCTCCTTGCATCGTAGTCGGCCAGGAGCCGTTTGATGGCCTTGGCGGTGCCGTCCTTGTCGATGACCTCGCCGTTGATCTCCACGTTCCAGGTATTGACCACTGGCGTGGCCGTGTTGCCCTGGGCGGAGAGGTTGAGGGGCATGGCCGCTAGTCTGCGGTTAGCGCGGCTGATAGCGGTTTCAACGTTGCTGTCGAACCCGTTGTTGAGGCCCTGGGCGAAGCCGGTCATGATGGCCTGGCCGGCGGGGATGAGCAACCTCCGGTCGTAGCTGATCGGGCCCTTGTGGGCCTTGATCCAGTCGCCGATGCCGCTGATCCAGCCGGTCACGTTGCTCCACATCGATTTGAGGCCGTTGAGGAAACCGCTGATGATGCTCGCTCCGGCGTTGTACAGGATGCTGCCGGCGTTGCCGAAGAACCCGGCTATGGAGCCGGGCAGTCCGCGAAACCAGCCGACTACGCCGTTCCACGCGTTCCTGGCACCGTTCGCGGCCGAGTTGAAGATGTTGACGATGGTGGAGCCGAGACCGGAGAAGAAGCCGATGATGCCCCGCACGCAGCCGGACAGGAAACCCGTGAAGCTCGACCACACGGCCTTGCCGGTGTTGGTGCAGGCGAAGAAGTAGGTGAGTCCGGCCACGAGCGCGGCGATGAGCGTGATGACCAGCATGATCGGGTTCGCGGCCATGACAGCGTTGAGCACTGCCTGAGCGACGGCGGCAATCCGCATGGCGGTGGTGACGGCGGTGACGGCTGCCACGGCTCCGCCGACGGCGGCCACGAGTGGCGTCACGAGATCCGTGTTTCGACTGATCCAGTCGCCTGCGGTCTTCAGCCAGCCGCCGACCGTCTGCGCGGCCGTGGCGACGGCGTTGAGCACGTTGCCGAACGCGAGGCCGGCGGGCTGTCCTCCGGTCATGGCGTTCACGACGTTCATGATTCCGTCCCAGAGCGATTGCAGTCCGGTGCCGACGGATTGCGCGGCGTTTTGCAATGAGGTGAAGGCTCCGGTGTCCTTGACCTGTGTGAAGAACGTCTGCAATCCCTGCGTGCCGTTCTGCGCGAGGTTTGTGACTGCCGTCGCGGCCGCGTTGATGCCGCCGGTGACGGCCGGTTTGAACAGGTTGAACGCGTCGGTCAGGCCTCCGGTGACGGCTGCTTCGAGGTTGCCCATGGCTCCCTCGATGGTGCTGGTCGATGTCGCGGCCTGTTTCGCCACGTCGGTCATGCCGAGGTCCATGAGCGCCTTGTTGAACTCGTCTGCAGTGATCTCGCCCTTGGACATGGCGTCGCGGAAGTTGCCCGTGTACGCGCCGTTCTTCAGCAGCGCCTCCTGGAGTTTGCCGGACGCGCCCGGGATGGCGTCGGCGAGCTGGTTCCAGTTCTCGGTGGTCAATTTTCCCGCGCCGGCGGTCTGCGTGAGCATCATCGCGACGCTTTTGAAACTGTCGGCGTTGCCTCCGGCCACCGCGTTGAGGTTGCCGGCCGCCTCGGTCAGTTCCATGTAGTTGCCGATGCCGTTTGCCGCGAGCTGCGCGGTGGTGTTCTGGATGTCATCGAGGCCGTACACGGTGTCGTCGGCGTATTTGCGTGTTTCCTTCGCTGCTGCCTGCACGGCTTTGGTGTCGATGCCGGCGAAGCTCATGGTGTTCATGAACTTGTCGGTGCTGTCCGACATGTTCACCACGTCGCCGGCGAAGCCCTTGACCGTGTCCCACAGCGCGGTCACGCCCTTGACGGCCAATCCGCCGATGGCGCTGCCGAAAGCGGCCGCCTTCGTGGTGGTCTTCTCGAACGCCTTGACGGCATCATCGGCGTTGCCGGTGATGCGCACGCTCATGATCGCGCTGTGCGCCATGGTTCACTCCTTCGGTGTCTCTTCCGCTTCCTTGAGCAGTTCGGCCAGTCCGGTGCCCCAATCCAATTCGTCGGCCTCATTCCTCCACTGCCATGGCGTGCCGCCGAAACGGCTTGCCAGGAGGAACGAGAGACGGCCGAGCGAGTCTTGGGGCCACGCGGCTAGTCCGTAGGGTTTCCCTCTCCCGGCTCCTCCTTCGCTGACGCGAGGTCGAAGGACGCTACGGTGTCCAGCCAATGCTCGAAGTCGGGCAGATTGTGGCCGGCCATGCGCAGGGCCGCGTAGGCCGCGTAGGCTCCGGAACGGACGGGGGACTGGGTGATGGGTCCCCAGCCGGCCTCGATGGCGTGCGCCTCGGCCTTGCAGGTGGCGCGCATGGTGATCGGCACGAGCTCGCTGGTCCCGTCCGTGTAGGTGATTCTCGTGGTTGCCATTATTTTCCTTTCACTTGCTTCAGTGTCTTGTCGATGAAGTCCTTGTAGACCTTTTGCCATTGGCTCTCGGTGGAGGCGACACCGTTGTTGACGAAGAGCCGTGGCCGGATGTGCCGTTTCGGCCAGCCGTAATTGATTGGGCCCGCGTAGGGCACGGCCTTGCGGCCGGCGCGGATGACGCCGGCGCGTTTCGTCGCTCCGACACGCAGGCTGCCGGCCAGCCGGCCGGTTTTGCCTCGTGGGGCGAGGTTGCGGACGGCGGGCAGTGCGATCTGCGCTGCCGCGCGGTTCACTTCCTTCAGGTCGTCCATGTCCGCGCCGGCCTTGCGCATCGTCTGCACGAAGCGTTTCTGGCCGACGACCATGAGTGCCTTGCCGGCCATCACTTGCCCGTGTACGGTGCGTGGGCGACGTTCGTGACGGCGAAGCTCAGATCGTTCGTGTTCTTCGATTTGACGTCGCCGCCGATGGCGATTGGCGCGATGGTGACGTTGAAGGTCCACTGGATCTTGCCGGTATTGTTCGGGACGAACTGGGCCGGCAGCGTCTCGCCCTTGTGGTCGAAGAGCCAGACGGCCAGACCGTCCTCGCTGAAGTCGTCGCCCACGGTGCCCTCGAACGTCCATGTGGTCGTGGTGTTCGTTTCCTCTGATCCGTCGAGGTAGGTGGTCGGGTCGTCGCTGCTGTTCGACGGATTCAATTGCGCCTTGGTCAGGTCGGCGCTGAAGTCCCTGCCGTTTTCGGTGTCGGTGATTTTGAAGATGCCTGGTCCGAGCGTGCGGATCTTTCCAGCCATGATTTTTTCCTTTCCTTGTCTTATTCGGTTTCCAGAGCGTTCAATGTGACCTGGTAGGCGGCGAGCGTGCCGGCTCCTGCGAGGTTCCATGTTGCGGGCGTGGCCTTTTGCAGGTTCAGGCCACGTTCGGCGAGTCTGTCGAGCGCTGTGAGGATGTCATCGACTGCGGATGGCTGCGTGGCCGGCGTGCCGGCGATGACGTCCAAAGTCCAGACCGGTTCTGGCGGGCCCCATGACGGCCATTCCACGGTCGGCGGTTCGATGAACACGGCCACCTTGCCGGCGGCGGGGCGCACCAGCTGGGCGTCGATGCTGATACTGCTCACGAGCCCGTCGAGCATGTCGGCGAGCGTGTCCATGAGGGCGGTGCGTTGTTCCTGGATGTTCATGCGATCACCATTCCCCCGGTCAGCACGCCGGCGGCGCGGAGTTTCGGCCAGACTGAGCGGAGCGGGTCGGTGGAGATTCTGAATGGTTCCACGGTCGAGTCGCCAACGTCCATCACGCCCAGGCGCGCGTCACGCATGTTGAACAGGTCCGCCGCGCAGGAGACGATGCAATCGGCCAGCAAATCGTCATCGACGGCGGTGGTGCCGACCGCGTGCGCGACGTATCGGCGCGCCGCCGAGAGTTTGACCGTGAGCCGGTCTTCCTCTCCGGCCGGCACTCCGACCTCGTCGCGGAGCCGTTGCAGCAGGATGTTGTCAGCGATCATCATGCCGTGGCGAACTTCACCGGAATCAGGCCGTCCGCATGGGTTGTGGCCACCGCCATGTATCCGTAGACGCTGTAGCTGTTGGTCAGGCCGGTCACGTTCCCGTCGGTCAGCTGCGCCGGGCCGCCGGACTCCCAGACGGTCACGGCGGCGGGATCGATGAAACTGGCCAATCCGGCATCGGCGTTCGGCAGCAGCACGACCGGGACGCGCATGAACGTGCCGGCCACGCCGGTCAGGTCGAAATTTCCGATGGTGTCCGACCCGTCGCCGCTGAGGTTGAAGAACCGGTCACCGGTATCCTTGAGCTTCACCAGTGCCTTGAGCACGTCCTTGGAGACCGCGAGGCGCGTCAGCGACACGTTGCGGTCGTCGGCCAGTTCGGACGCGTCGATGATGAGTGACACCCAATCGTCGATGGTCATGTTGGCCAACTGTGGCGCGTCGATCTTGTTGGCGTTAGAGGATGCGTCGCGCTGCGCCTTGATCTCCGCGTACAGATGGTCGCGCACTGCCTTCTCGGTGGCCTTCGCGTAGGCGTTCTGCAACGCGGTGATCGCGGTGTTGAGCATCGGCGTGGTGCTGCGTTCGATGGTCTGGCGGCTCAAAGAAGTGTAGCCGCCGTAGGTGTTGATGTCGGCGGTCTTGGTGCCGAAGGTGACTTTTCCGAAGGAAAGCTCTGAGCCTTCCGTCTCCTGTTTGCCGACGGCTGTGGTGTCGGAGGTCACGACATGGTATTCCATGCTCATGCCGGTCGCCGGGAGCGTGTCATGGGTCAGGAGCTGGGAGACCTTGCGGCGGTCCTCGATCAGTTTGAGGTCGTCGGCGATCCAGGTGGCGGTGTTGCCGGTGTCCTTGGTGGAAATCAGGTCGCGGCATTCCTTCATCACGGTCATGGCCTGTTCGTCGCCTCGCGCGAGGGCCTGCATGTATTCGCCGTGGCTCCGGTACGCCGCGCCGATGGCAGCCGGTGCCGGTTTCGCGCCCATCTTGCTGATCTCGGCCTTGATGCCGCGCTGTTCCTCCTGCATGGACTGAATCAGGTCCATCAGTTCGTTGTTGTTCTCCATGGTTTCCTTCCTTTGTTCCACGGCTGGTGCCGCTGATTTGGTCATTTTCGCGTTCTGGTAGGCCGGCCAGCTCACGATGCTGGTCTCAAGCAGACGGACCTTGCGGCGGTGGGTGATGCCGTCGCGGTCCTTCTGCGATTCGAGAGGAATGAATCCGACCGAGAAGCTGTCGAGCACGCCGTCACGTATCAGGGTCATCGCGTCGCGGCCGCGTGCCGTGTCGCTGATCCGCGCGGTGATGTGCAGTCCGTCGTCCTTGCTTTCCGCGTTGGTGATCCGTCCGATGGTCTCGCCGTGCTCGAAGCACAGTTTCGCCTCGTCAAGTCCCTGGAACTCGCATTCTCGGTCGAAGGTCTCCGCGCCGTCCCACGTGTCGATGATGTCGCCGAACGGCACGGCGACGCCTTCCACGGTCGAGGTGCCGGAGTCATCGGCCGAGCGGAGCTTCAGGCCCTTCCAGGCGATTTCGCGTTTCTCGATGTTCATTGGTCTTCTTCCTTTCCGAGTGCCGGCAGCCCTTCCTTGCGCCTCACGTCATCGACGGTGAGGAAACCGGCCTCGATGGCGGTCTTGTAAGCCGTGTATCGGTCGCTCATGTTCGCACGCTGCGAGCTGTCCCAGTCGAACTTCGCGGTCCGGCCCCGCGGCAGCAGACGGTTGAAGATCTCCTCGATCTCGCCGGTGTAGGCGGCCAACGTGTAGTCCGCGAACTCTATCCACGACTGTTCGATGTTGCTGTAGGTGAGGTTCGAGCCATCGACGGCGGCGAGCATGATGCTTGCCGGAATGCCGAGCAGACGGGCGATCTGCGTGGTATCGAATTTTTGAGTCTCAAGAAACTGCAAGTCTGCCGGCTTCAGGGAGAGCGGTATGTATTCCAGGTTCTTGCCGACTACCTTGATGTCGCCGGCCTCGCCCGACGCCTTCCATGATGCCTTGGCCTGCTGCGCGGCTTCCTGTGTGATGTTCTCTGATGTGCGCAGATAGCCCTTGAGGTTCGAGCCGTCCGTGAAGAACTTCGCCTTGTAGTCGCGCGCGAGCTGCGCGGCCTCGATCTCCTCGCGTGCCGCCGAGATGGGGCCGAGGCCGCGAAGACGTCCGGGCACGTTGAGGAACTTGCTGTGCACGACGTCATCCGCCGTGTAGGTGCGGCCGAGATAGGAGAACCGCAGGTCGGGGCGTGCCGGGTCGTCGCTTTCGTCGGTGACGGTCACGTATTGCGGCGGCAGTACCTCGCATGTGACGATCTCGCCCTGCCAATCGCGCACGATGCGGGTGAACGCGTTGCCGTCGAGCACGAGCGATGCCACGATGTCGGCGATGAAATCACGGCGGGAACGGGAGACGTCCGGCTGCAACACCATGGGGCTCACGTCCGGCAGGTCACGGCCGCCGCGCTGCTCCACGATCGGGAGTCCGGTGATGGCCGTTTGCAACACCTGCACGCCACGGAACACCGTGGACAGTTGGAGCGGTTCGGTGTCCGAACGCCGTGCCGGCGGCTTGACGCCTTCCGGCATGTCCGTGCCTTCCGCGCCGCGCGTGAGCACGCGGCCGGCGAGCTTCATTCGTTTCCAAAGGTTCATGCCGCCGAGAATATGGCCGTGGTCCCGTCACGGCCAAAAAAACGGTGACATTCGGTGACATTCGGTGACATTCGGTGACATTCGGTGACAAACGGTGACACGTCAGAAGATTTGCAGCGCGCCGTCCGAGGGCAGGTGATGCGCGCCCCACGAGGCCAGCATGCATGATTCGATCGGCGAGGTCAGACCAGTGCTGCCACGCCGTGTGACGCGCCACGCGTCGCCGCTCCACGTCCTCGCGCAGTTGGCCGCGCTTGCGTCGAGCTCGGCATCGGCGGCGTGGCGTATCAGCTTGTTCTGCAAACCACTGACGAATGCCTGGCCGACCGCGAGGTAGTCGGATGATTGCATGGCGATGAAGTCAATCAGTGGGTCTCCGGCTTCGTCGGTCATGGATGCGAGCCGGTCGTGCAGGTCGGCGTTGGGCCCTTTGCAGTCCATGACCAGGGGAGCGTGGTAGGTGTCGCAGATTCTCGTGATCTCGGCGGGTGCCATGCCGGTGCCGTCCAGGACTTCGAGCAGTTGCACGGTCACGGTGCCATCATGGTCGAGGATCGCGGCCGAGATGGACGTGTTCGTGGCGTCCACGTCCACGGCGGCGGCGATCACCACGGGTCGGCCGTCGATCCGGTCCGGCGTGATCGGCGTGGCCAACGTGGATTGCCATAGCTGGTCGTGGATGACGCGCTCGGCCACTCCGTTGTCTCGCCGGTTGCCGAAGGCGCGCGCCCAACCGGCCTCGTTGCCGTCGAACTGTTCGCGGAAGTCGCGCAATTGGCGGATGTCCCAGAGCAGGCCGGCGGCGGGATGCCATTTCAGGATCGTCTGGAAGTCCTCGGGGTCGGCGTCGTCGGGGATGCCGAAATCGAACCAGCAGGTGCGTTTCGGCACGTTACCGGCGCGGAAGGAGTCGAGCAGGCCGTTGAGGAACGTGGAATCTGCGGTGCCTTCGGTCGAGGTTATCCAGATCTGGGGCTGGACGCCGGTGAAGTGCAGTCTCGTGTTCATGGTCGGTGCCATGCCGTCGAGGATCAGTTTGCCGGTCTCGTCGTCCAGGCTGAACGCCTCGTCGATGGTGAATTTGTCCATCTGCGTGCCATGGCCGGCCACTTTGGTCACGGCCAGCGGGCAGATGAAGCTGCCGTTGCGGAAACGCTGCTCCATCCCGCCGTTGGAAAGCCTCGGCTTGAGGGCGAACGGCGCGAGCCTTGATTTTGAGAGCTGCTGCACGAAGTCCTTGAAATGCTTCTCGGCGTCCTTGCCGGTCTGCGCGAGGTAATAGATCTTCCGGTCTGGGCCGAGCAGAGCGTTGCGTGTGTCCTCGGTATCGATCAGCGTGCTCTTGCCGCACTGGCGCGGAGTGGAAAGTACCACACGGTCGTAATAGTACGTTCCGGTGGCAGTGTCGATTTCCCCGGCGACGTCGGCCACGTAGCGTTGCCATGGCAGCAGCGGCTTGCCGAGCATCTCGGCAGTCCGTGCGACGATCGCGCCGTCGGTCGGCCGCGTTTCGTCGCGTTTCGTGCCGCCGCGCATGAGCATGGTCACAGTCCGGCCTTCGCGTCGGAGATGAAGTCGGTCAGCGTCGGGTCGAGCTGCGGCTGTTCCGGATACATCGCCTTGAGTTCCTGGAACCATGTGAGCAGTGATGTCATGTTGCGGCTGATCTCGCGTCCCTTGCTGTTCTGGATGTCGATGTTCCTGGCAATCGAGAGCATCGACTTGCAGATGTAGGTTGCTTCCGGCGTCAACGTCTTGCCATCCACGAAGCTTTTGATGAGATTCATGGTCGCCTGCTCCTGAAGGCCGCTGATGCCGTAGGGATGCGTGTATTCCTCGAAACCTTCCAACGTTCCTTGATTCATGATGTGTTTTCCTTGGTTTTCCAACGTTTTCATGCTTTTTTGCATGGTTCTGGGGGGAGAAAAGACTTGGCGCGGGGTCTTCGGGCGGTCGACTGTTTAAAAAACCGCTACCAGCGTGGCCGAGCCGTGTCGTCGCCGTGCCTCAGGCCGAGAGCGGCGAGCCTTTGCCGTCTCGCGGCCATGCGGGCATCCACCGCCTGCTGCGTGAGGTGCAGCGAGTACCATTGCTGCGCCGTCCGATACTCCTGGTGCGAGAGGTCGAGCGCGAACGTTTCGGATGCCGGCGTCTCGATGACATGCACATCGTAGTCCAGTGCTATCCATTCCGATAGCATGTCGGGATGGCGGCGTGAGCGTGGCAGTGTGCGCACCAGCCACACATCCAACGGCTCGGAGCTTTTGGCCAATGTGCGTGCCGCACCGTCCCATGCCATCGCGGCGGCGAGGCGGAGCCCATCGCTTGCTTTGGATTGCGTCGGGCACAGGTCGCGCAGCAGGCTGTCGAAGCTGACCACGATGCTGTCACGGCGGAGCATGGACTGCATGGCCATGCCGAAGTCGGCTCGTGGCGGTCCGATGACGACATGCATCGTCGCGCCGTATCCTGACAGCACGCGGTCCTGGCGCATCGCGTTGCAGTGCTTGCAGGCGCGGCGCAGGTTCGCCACGGTGTCCTTTCCGCCATGGCTGAACGGGATGATGTGGTCATCCTCCGTCGCCGTGATGGAGCAGCCGGGCATGCCGAGCCAGCAGCGGTTGCCCCATGTCGCGATGACCTTCGATCTGATGCGCGGGTCTACCGTTTGCCTTCTCATGCCTTCTTGCCTTTCTCTCGTTGGGTGAGTATCCAACAGTTCACGTCCTGTTCCGCGTATCGGATGGCGTTGCCGATACGGATGGGCGGAGGGCCGATGATCGGGACCGACTGCCGCCACCGGATCAGCGTGCGCTGGCTGACGCCCAACCGTTCGGACGCCTCAGCAGTGCTCAACATCCTGATGCACGTCACGATCTCGCCTTGCTCCTGAGCAGCAGCGCGATCTGTTCCAGTTTCGCGGCGAGCAGCGGCCAGTCGGCCTTCGAGATGTCGTGCCAGATCATGCTCTGCCCGTCCGGGTTGATGATGCTCTGGCCTATCTCCACGTCGCCGGGCTGTGGCCGGTCGTGGTCCTCGACGGCGAGCGATATGCGGATCTGCGGTTTCAAAACAGCTGCTCCTCTTTATAGATGGCTTGCGGTTTGCGGTTCGGGTGGTATGGCGTGTACGTCGTGGCCCATTTGCGAAAGCTGCGGCAGTCGATGCGCCATTCTCCGGCCTTGTATGCCGGCAAGCCTTTCTCACGAAGACTGAGCAGGGTGGGCACGTTCGGCTCGTTGAGCGCCCGGCAGACCTGGAACAGTTCGATGTCGGTGCGCCGGTTGTTGCTTGCGATCCGGTCAACCTTGTCGGCGAAGCCCTGCATGAGCATCCTGCGTGATTCGTCCGGATAGTTCAGCACCTCGTGCAGAGATGGTTCAATCCTCGATGACATAGGCCCACATCCCGCACCATTTCGCCAGCACCCGGAGCAGCGACTCGGAATCGTACATCTTGCCTGCGGTGGGAGAGCGGTAGACGGGACTCGGCACGCCCTTCTCCCCGTAGGCCATTCTTAGAGCGGCCTGTAGCTGGTTGTCGTTCAATCCGGACGCCTGCATCAAAGACTGCCGCGAGGTGTTGGCCTTGCACCTGATGTTCTTATCGATCATCGGGAGAGCCATCCGCATCTGCGTCCTCAACTTGTCGGGGAACGTTGCCCTGCTCATTTCTCAATCTCCATTCATTCGTAGCTTTCGGTTGGTGAGCGCTTGAGAGGTCAAGACCTAGAATCTGCTGATGAAAACGCTCGGCCGAGATTCCCCGGCCGAGCCGTCAACAGATTCCAAAGGTCTCGCACAACGTTTCGGTCGGAGCCGCGCCGTCGATAACAAGAGCGGCCGAAGCCGCCGGGAATGGTCCCCAATCAGGCCACGGCCGAAGCCGCCTATGGTCGCCCGATTCCGCCTTAATCGACGGCCTGAGAGGGTCGGGAGCTAAATTTCGTCTCGCAAATGGCGCGATAGCCACGCGCCTGGCGTTACCGGTCGCTAACCCGGCTCAGCGGTGGCAGGGGTACGCCATACGCCCCATATGCCGTTAAGTTTTGTCAGTCGTCGTCGGTGAGGAAATCACCCAGACGGACGATCGCGAGCACCAGCCCCAACATGAACAACACGAAGGGGCTGAGCAGAACCAGAAGAACGATCTTGATGAAACGTTTCACTGCTCGAAGCATCGCGCTATCTGCCTTTCCAAGTCCTCAAGCTCGACGCCGTTGAACGGGACGCGCACCGTCATGCCGTCCTCCGTCTCGACGATCAGCTCGAAGAAGCAATGCCGTTTGCCGTCCACTCGCTTGACTGTGACGCTCATTCCTGGGCTCCTTCCCATTCACGGCGGGCACGCCTAGCGTGCGTCATCGCCTTGTTGATCGCGCCCTTCATCGCCTGAAGGTCGCCCATGTCCAAGCCATCGAACCCGAACGTGCTTCCGGCCACCTTGATGCGGCACTTGAAGGCGTAGGGGTTGCCGCCGGTGCATTCCGACGGGTCGATGTCCAGCACCTGGAAGTAATTGCTGGTGCATTCCGGATTGAAAACGCTCATTTCACTGCTCCTTGATTCATGGATTTAGGCTCCTTCCTCCGCGGCGATAGGCTTGTAATCGCACAAACCAAACCTTTCAAACAACGAAGGAAGGAAGAACAATGAGTGACGAAAACACGTTCGATTTCGCCCTTTACCTGGGAACGACCACGCCGCTTACCATCACCGGTGCGACGGCCTCCACGGTCAGTGAACTCTCCGAACGTCTGAAGTCCGGCGCCAGCTTCATCCAGACCGTCAGGTTTCCCGACATGAGCATCCACGCCATCACCATCAACCCCAAGGCAGTCCCGTGGTGGCAGATCGACGCTGGCGACGTCGTGCTTCCCATGCAGATCTTCTAACGCCGCTGGATCGTCGAGCGTGGCCATGACACCACGCTTGACAATCGCGGCCTGCTCTGGCGTCAACGCCTGATTATGGATGTACACGGCGCGCGCATTAAGGACAATGCAACCCTCGCC